CCGCAATCTCATCACTCTTAATAATTCCTCAAACTGGAAATTTTGTGACTGGTTCTACTGCTTCCCTATACAAAATTACAAAAGGCTCTGACGGAATAGTCACCACCTCTCCATAACAAGAAAGAAAAGAAAATGACAGAAGTAATCACCAAGCTAGTAGTGGACTGCTCAACAGGCATAGCAACAGAAGTACCTCTAACAGCAGAGGAACTAGCACAGCGAGAAACTGACCGCCTAGCTTACGAAGCTCAGGAAGCAGAACGCATGGCTGCCGAGGAAGCAAAAGAAACAGCTAAAGCCTCTGCTAATGCCAAGCTAAAAGCTCTGGGTCTGACTGACTCTGAAATCGCTGCTATCACCGCATAATGGCTGAGGAAACAACTGGGGTACGCATTACCCAGCAAGCAATTTACGCCAAGCAGCTTGAGCATGGGGAAACCCTTGTCAAGATCCTTGAGAAGCTGGACCACTTAGACGAGGTTCCTGCACGCTTGAGAGAGGTAGAGCTGACACTTGCTCGCCTGGCTTGGATTGAAAAGATTGCCTACACAGGTTTAGCTGCTTCCGTTGTATCCCTTATTGGCCTAATCATTGGAGTTGTAAACAGATGAAAACAAAACCACAGATGCCCCTTGATGGCAAGTTTGGTAAAGACTGGAAAGTCACCTCGCCTTTTGGCTGGCGAATCCACCCAATCGAGAAGTATAAGAAACACCACAATGGTGTGGATCTATGGGGACCAAAGGCAAAGATTTGGAACGAAGCCTGGCACGATGGCACTGTCATTGCTGCCGGCACATCAAAGCTAAAGAACCCAGACGGCTCTCTAGGTGGAGTTGGCTACTATGTTGACATTCGCTCAAAGATAAATGGCGAGTGGTACACAGCTCGCTACGCTCACATGGTTGAGAACTCGCTGACTGTTGTCAAGGGTGAAAAGGTCAAGGCTGGTACTCGACTAGGCATCATGGGCAACACCGGTGCATCGGCTGGCAGACACTTACACTTTGAGATCTGCAAGGGTCGGGTTCACCGCTGGACATCAGACGGTAAGGGCTTTGTAGATCCACTCAAGTTTGTCAAGGCAACTATCGCTAAGTGGGAACTCGATGCTGAGGTTGGACTGCCAACACCTGACACAGGTGAGGTAGCCCCAGCTCCAGTTCATGAGCCAGTCCCAGTAGTCAAAGCCCCTAAACCCCCAAAGGTGCAACCCAAACTTGGTAAGTAAACTAGCCAAAAAGAAAAGCCTACGAGTCCTGCTTGTGGGCTTTTTTCTTTTCTTTATGGTCTGGCAACCAACCCCTGCCTATGCTGCTCAAGCTTGGGCCACAATAACCTGTGCCGACTCAACTGGCAATCAACAAAGCTATGCGACAGGATGGAACAATGAAAACAACTACTTCATGGATAAAGGCAACATTGCCCAGCACTTTTGCGAGGGTGGTTGGGCTGGCCAGCTCACCACTTTTGTTGGTGTTGTATCTAGTGACGGCACTGAGCTGGATCCTGCTTTGCTTTTCCATCCTGGCTACATTGCTCCTAGTCCTATCAGTCCCACTCCTAGCCCTGAAACTGCACAAGAAACTGAAACGACAGTAAGGACAGATGATGTCGAACGAACCGAAACAGTTGTACGCACAGAGGATGTGGCTCGCACTGAGGAAGTTGTCAGAGAGCCTGAGCCAGTGGCTCCGGTGGCTCCCATAGAGCCAGAGCCAACCCCAAAACCAAGCCCAACACCTACCCCAGAACCAGAGCCTAGTCCCACAAGCCCTGTAAAGCCTGTAGAGCCGACAAAGCCCCCAGAGGTCATAACACCTACCCCAGAGCCTACTGAGCCCCCTACGAGCCCCACAGAGCCGACAATTCCGATTGAACCTACCCCTGAGCCTGAATTGCCAGTGGAAACAATAAGCATCGAACTAGCGTTAGAAGCTGTCGGTAAACTTGTAGATAACCTACGCTCAATCGGGTCGGACCTTAGTCCAGAAGTACGAGAACAGGCACAGCAAGTAATTGTTGCGTCTGTAATCGTCACCCAGGTCGCTCTAGCAGGTAGGAAACCTTGAAGTTTATCAAAGACCAACTAGACCAAGCTTGGACAATTCTTGGCTTAGGAATCGCTTGGGTCGTACTTGAGGGCACAGCTAAAGACTTTGTAGGTTGGGCCATCCTCATCACCATTGCTATTTGGGCAGCAACTTACCCTCTAAGGAAAGACTAATTATGTGGCTAGACATCGCACGCAGAACCATCGCAGTAATCATCCTCAAGGTCACAGGAATCTTTGTAGGTGGTTCGGTTATCGGACTTGAAGTTATGCAGGCTGTAGCTATGGCTGCTTTTGCTGGAGTTATAGATGTTGCTCAGGAGCTTTCACGAGCTTACCTGTCAGACGGCGAAATTGACCCAGAAGAAATAAACAAGACCTTTGGCAAGATTGGCAGCAAAGAAGTCAAGAAGGACTAACTTCTTCTTCTCTCGCTATCTGTAGTTCCACCCCAGATGCCGTGCATACCCGCTGACACGGCATAGTCAAGACATCTAATCTTTACTGGGCATACCGAGCAAATAGCCTTAGCCTCATTTGCGACAAGTTTTCGGTCATGGGGACTACCCACAAGATCATCTGGAAAAAACAGATTCGGGTCTACGGCACACCCTACTCCGCCTGGCACATCCCTAATAGCTTCTTGAAGCTCGATGTATTTGCGTTCTAATTGTCGGTGGCTAAGCATAGGTTTACATTACAGAAAAAACCCGCTAATGTGAAATCCCACACCGAGTAGATGTGGGATTCACGCCAAATGAAAGAGAGGGAAACACTTGGCCTTACTAAAGCTACCAAGCGTAATAAACGAGATACAGGATGCCGTACTCCTAGGAGACTTTGAGAACGGCTCCCCAGAGTGGCACGAGCTACGAAACGAACCTGGTGCTATCGGTGGTTCGGACATCGCAGCTATCGCAGGTTTGTCACAATGGGAAAGCGCCTATACAAAGTGGGCAAAAAAGACAAAACAAATTCCAGACAGCATTGAGCCATCTATGTCAATGCGACTTGGAACAAAACTAGAAACACCAATCGCAGAAATCTTTGCCGAAGAACATCCTGAGCTGGAACTTTACACAACAGGAACTTGGGCAAACAAAGAAGAACCTTGGATGCGTGCAAACCCTGACGCAATCTACGCAGACTCAACTGGCGAGTTCGGAATCCTAGAAGTCAAGTTTTCACGCGACTACTGGACAGCCGTGCCTCAGTCTTACCGCGCACAAGTTCTTTGGTACATGCGAGTATTCGGTTTGAAGAAAGCAAAGCTTGTCGCACTTGCTGGTTCCAGTTATCAAGAGTTTGACATCGAGTGGGATCAGTTTGAAGCTGACACTTTGTTTGCTGCTGCGATTCGGTTCCGCAACCATGTTATGCAAGTGAGAGCGCCACAGTGGGATGGCTCGACTTCAACACTTGAGACAGTCAAGAAACTAAATCCAAACATCTCAGATGGCGAAGTAGACCTAGACGATTTGGGTATGCACTACTTCAACAAGTTGGATGAGTTCGAGCGTGTCGAAAAGGAACTGACTGAGCTAAAGAGTAGAGTCCTATCTGCTATGAACGGCAACAAGAGGGGCTTGATTTACGGAGAACACAGAATTAGCCTCAGAGCTAGGGGTGCGGGACTTCCGTACCTACACCACGAAAAGATAGGGAAATAAATGGCACACTTCAATCTCAATGAATACCAGACCGTACAAGAACGCATAGATTTGTTCTGGAAAAAGTTTCCTGCGGGTCGGTTCAAGCTGGACATCGTTAGTCAGTCAGATACACAGGTCATCATCAGGGCTTCGGTTTGGACCGACAAGAACGACAAGCACCCAACCACAGTGGATTTTGCTGAGGAGCGAGTCGGCACTTCGCCTGTAAACAAGATAAGCCATGTCGAGAACTGTGCTACATCAGCTCTCGGTAGAGCTATCAGTGCTTTAGGTGGAGAGTTCAGCCCAAAAGGTAAACGACCATCCCGTGAGGAGATGGCAAAGGTAGAGCGCTCTAAGCAACCAGTTGCACAGCTAAAGGATTGGCTAGTAATGGCTCAGTCAATGGGCGATGACCTAGACGGTCTTAGACTGTTATACAGCGAAGCCAAAACTGCCAACGCTCCAAAAGAAACGCTAGATAGGATTGCCGAAATTGCCAATGGATCATCTGGAAATGAACATCCTGATAGCAAGTCTGCGGGAAGTTCAGGAATGTCTAAATGAGCAGTGGGCTAGAGGCAACTACCCCGATGTGGACAAGATGTGGGCGCTACAGAGGGAAAAAAGAGAGAGGCTAGTAAATGGAGATTATTTCACCAACACACATCATTCAGGAACTCCAGAGACTAACAGCGGAGATGGACAAGGGCAGTAACGCCCTCTATGACGCTGAGTGCAAGATGGCAGATGCCGAGGCTGCTTATGACAAGGCTGTCTCACTAGCCTTTCTAAACAACCAGGGAACCGTGGCTGACCGACAGGCTGTGGCTAAGTTGCAGTCTGTAGACGAAAAGCTCAAGGCTGACCTGGCTAGGGCTGAGTTCAACAGGGTCAAGACCAAGATGAAAACCCTGTCAGATCAAGCGACAATGATGGCTGTTATGTCCAAAAATGTCGAGCTTCAGTGGCGGACACCCTAACTGGTAGCCTTGAAGGGTGATTGCTGAGAGCTGCTCTTGTGGGGCAAAATTCAAGACTGACGAGCCAAAGGCTCTAGCTCTAGTCAGAGAATGGCGCAGGAAGCATCACTGTCAGGAAGCTGCATCTGAAACTCGAGACTACGAAACTAGCTCGACTATTGGATTTGCTGCTGATTACACTGGCACAGGACTAGACCTACCTGCAAAAGAATACGACCCATGGGATGAATAACAAGGAATTTCAAAAATACATAAAACGAGATGAAGGAATTTGTTGCCACTGCGGAACCGATGATGATACGCTCGTGCCACAACACAGACTTGGAAGGGGAATGGGCGGTTCAAAAGCAAGAGATGTGCCGTCAAACATCATTTTGATTTGCTCAATGGCAAACGGACAACTAGAGTCAAATGCGACCTTCGCTCAGATGGGCAGAGATTTCGGTTGGAAGCTGACACAGGGACAAGACCCAAAGAAAGTTCCTGTCTGGTTGGCAAATGGCTGGTATTTGTTAGATGATGAGTTTGGGAAGAAAAGAGTCAATCCGCACATAGAAGCGGACTAAGAGAGGGAAAAGAGAGATGCAGACTTTGTATCGGTTCTACGATGCTGAGGGTAGCTTGCTTTATGTTGGCATAACCAAATTCTTTGAGCCAAGGCTGAAGCAGCACTACAAGAACGCAGA